GTCGCCTTCATAGTATTCGTAGTGGTCAAGTAGGTATTATTGACCGCCTTACTCAGTATCAAATGTTAGTTGATGATAAATTAGTTCCGTCTCGTCCTATTGTTGTTTCAAAGATTAATAAGGGTAAATCTATTGCTGCTCAGCCTCTAATTGAATTAGAAAAAGCACTCAATCAAGCTGGTATTGAGCCTCGCTCCTTTGTTGATTACAATAGAAATTTCTTAATTGGTCGTGCTTATGCTCTTAATGATGGTGTTGCTAATCTCAATAATAAGACGAATCAGCTTCAGCTATTATACAATGAAAAGACGGCGGCGGGTGTTGATCAAGCACCGACACACAATAAACTCTTATATTGTTTCATGTTCCACATTCGTAGAATTTCCATTAAGGGTGATTCGGTTATGGTTACTCTCTAAAAATAAAATATATATTATAATAAATGAATCTTCAAGAAAGAGTAAATAATTATCATAATATATTTCCGAAATATTCAAAATTATTAATTAATAATGATTGCATTGAAGGTATATGGGTAATGGGTAATAATTACACAACTAAAACTGAATTATATGGTGCTTACCCTTATGGTTATTTAAAAAGAATATATTCTTTATTTCCCTTGATAAAAAATAAAACATTACATTTATTTAGCGGTTCATTACCCGATAGTGAAGATTATGATAAAGTAGATTATAATACTGGATTTGATGCTGAATCATTTAGTGAAATAATACCTCATGATACTTATGAATTAATACTAGCTGACCCGCCATATTCAGTAGAAGATTGCGACCATTATGGTTGCTGTATGGTAAAACGTAATGTAGTATTTAAACAAGCATATAATGTATTAAAAAGTGGAGGACATTTAATTTGGTTAGATCAAGTGTTACCAAACTACAAAAAAACTGAATTCAAAGTAATTGGTCGTATTGGTATGGTAAAATCAACAAATCATAGATTTAGAGTTGTAACAATATTTGAGAAAATATAAAGGGTCAAAATTAGACCCTTGACCTAAAATAGGTCAATAGATATTGATTCTATATAACTCTTATAATTGTAGTAAGGTCTAAAATTGACCCACTATTAAATATGTATTCTCTATGTATTTTTTTTAATTTTTTATTTTGTATTTATTTTATGTATATTATTATATAAAATGAGTGTTGCTAAAAAGTATCTTTCCGTTCAGCCGAGTAATGTTCCATCTACGGGTAAGGTTTCATTTGCTCGCGGTAACCCGATTCTTACGATAACGCTAGGTAGACAAGATGCTATGCTTGATTTATCGTCTCTTCGTCTTAGTGGTGATTTAAATATATGGCGTGATGCTGCTGGTACGCTTCATCCAACTGATGCGGCGGCAAGTGAATTACGTGGTTCTCACAAGCTGGGGATTTATTCAGTAATTGATCAGCTTGTTTTTAGACACGCAGAAACAAAACAAGTAATTGAGCATATTAGACATTATGGGAGATTCATGGCTTCATATATGCCGGTGATGGCGGGTATGCAAGATGTAGCGGGTCATTTAGGTGAAACTGCTTTAATCTATCCTAATTATCAAGCATATCGTGATAGTGTTATTCGTAATACTCGTGCTTCTCCCTTTTGTATTCCACTCCCTTCGGGTTTAACTCTTGGTGCTGATAAACTACCATTATCAAAAGTTCCTTTAGAGATAGAAATTCATTTAGCCCCCGATAGTCAAGTATTTTATTCTAGTGATGCTACTACTGCGAATGTTTCTAATGCTTTCTATGAATTAAGTGGTTTAGAAATTGCTTGTGAAGTTGAATATGGTGATGAAGCAGCAGCACCCGATAGCGGTATTCTCGCATTCAATTCAATTACCTCGTATTTCTCTACTCTTGAATCAACGAATAGTATTATCAACTTCAATCTTGGATTAAGTAAGGTTCTAGGTTCATTTGTAAATTTTGTTCCCGCGAATTTTGTAAATAATTTAGCTCAAGATGGTTTCCTCACTTACATGCCTACGAAAGCTGCTAATGCTGCTGGTACTGGTGGTGGTGCTGTTGCTAATCTAGAAACTATTTCATTCCTCCGTAATGGTGAGCGTTTCCCTTCTGCTTTTGAGGTTAAGTCGGTTCATAGTGCTTCGAATGATACCCCCCTTGCTGATCCTCAAGTTATTAAGGGTTTCTTATCGTCTATTATGCCCGAGAAAACCCATACCCGCACAACTGTTTCACCTCTCAATTCTAATCGTCTTTTCACTGCTAATCAAAATGCTACTACTGGTTATCGTTTCATTCCGGATACTGGTGCGGCTTATGGTGTTGGTGTTCTCTATGATATGTTAGATAGTGAAGGTGTTGATTTTTCCGAAGCTCAATTTTCTATTCAAATGACTAATGGTTTAGATGATGGTAATCCGGTTTCGGCTTATCTATTCATTAAGTCTAAGGTTGTTGTCGCATGGTCTACTCAAGGTGTTGAGGTTGTTATGTAATTTTTTCTATGTAAAATAATTTTTAATAAATTTTTTTTTAAATTTTTATATATTTATAAATATAAAATGACCGATATGGATTCTAAACCCGATGTTTCTTCTGATCGTATCCCCGACCTTATTAAGATTGGTGCTATCCCTAGTGAATATGGACAAATGCTTCATACTGATGTAATTGACCCAGTTACTTTCTCGCAGAATCGTGTGAGATTCACGCTTTCACGTGTTGCGGGTTTTCTTCATTCTAATTCTAAGGTTACACTTGCTGTAACTCCCCTCACAACTACTACCGCTTTCTATCCTCTCAATATTGGTGTTTCTAATCTTGTTAAATCTGCTGCTCTTCGTATTGGTAATCAAACTGTTTGTGAAATTGATGATTATGACCAGTTCCACGCATATCAGTCTATGTTTATTTCAAATGAAGACAATAAGGAGCGTGAGCAGTTCTTGTCTCAGAGGTGTATATCTCACAAACCTATTTATGATGACCGCACGGCAAATACAACTGATAAACCTCCTAACTCCGCTAAAAAGGTTGGTTTAGATGTTGGACGTAATCCAGTTGTTCCGGCTGCTGGTGGTGCTGGTACTTTCCAGCTTCTACCCTTCCAGCTTCATAACTCTACATCGGCACAAACTATAAGTGAAGCTCCAGTTTATTCAGTATATTTAAGTGATCTTTTCCCATTCCTTAAATTTAATCAGCTTCCTCTATTCATGATAGATCAAGAAGTTCATATTGATATTGAATTTCAGCCAACTACTAGTTCTCTATCTGCTGCTGGTCTCTCTCGCCGTATGTGTGTCGCAAATAGTGATGCTGCTTCTAATCAAGTTGAATATCAAATTACTGAAGATGAAGTAAAACTTATTTATGATTCTATTACATTTGATGGAGATATTATGGAGAAGTTTAGAGAGAAGAATAAGTCGGGATTAACTTTCCAGTATGTTGATTACCGACTTGCTAAACGCACTGGAGACCAAGCAGCATTCGCTGATTTAACTTTTCAGCTCGGCGGTAATGGTCGCCTAGTATCTAAGGTTATCATGGGTCTTCAGCGTAATGAAAATTTCACACCGGTTTCTCTCCTTAATGGTGTTACTGCGAAGGATGTTCCGGCGGCTCAAAGTCTATCTCTCAATTTATTATACAACGACCTTTTTGAATTCAATACTGATCGTAGCAACGCTGCTTTACTTTTCCACACTACCCAACACGCTGAGGGTAAGGTTCCTATGGTTACAAGAGACGAATACCAAACTAGCGGAGTTTCAGCCATTACTACTGAAACTTTTGAAGGACACGCACAGAATAGTGGGGCGGTTGGTGTCGGTGGTCTTTTCCGCTGGACGGCTATTAGACCTAATAAGGGTCAGCGTGTAAATAACAAGGGTATGGACTTAACTTACAAGGCAACTGGCTTACCGGCTGATACTTATACTCTCCGTGTTTACCTTGAGATGATGAAGATTGCTAAGATTGAAAACGGACAATTTTCGTGTTATTTTGCTTAAATTTTTTTCTTAATTAAGATATATAAATGTGGTTATACAAAATTATTGAATATTTCAATTGTGATAAATATAAAAAGTTATATGAAGAAGAAAAACAAAAATATCAAGATTTAAAATTATGGACTGAAAAATTACTTTCATCAAATAAAGAATTGTTAGATAAAATTAAAAATAAATAATCTCGTTTTTTTACATAAAAAAATAATCTATTTTTATATTATAAATATGAAAATAGATTCATCTAATATTACTGAAGATATTCAAAAGGCACGACCAAACGTCAAAGAGAATACAGTTAAACAATATGAAGTTAACTTGAAGAAACTTCAAAAATTATATGAAAGTGATAATTATGATTTTTTATCAAAACCCGATGATGTTATGCATAAGATTAAAGATTTACATTATTTAAGTCAAAGAAATATATTAAATGCGATAGTTGTATTTTTAATGGCTTTGAATCATGATGAGAAATATGATAAATTATTAATTACTTACGGAGATTTAAGGGATGAATTAAATGATAAATATAGCGATGAGCAAAAGAGCGGAGTAATTAGTGATAAGCAAAGTAAGAATTTTACAACAACTGAAGAGATATTTAAGATGATAAATCAAATGGCGGATGATTTAAAACCAATCAAAAAGAAAAGTAAAGATGAAATAACAAAGAAAGAGATGCAACTTTTACAAGCATATGTTTTATTTAATATATATTCTCGTATGCCGATGCGTAATGATGTTGCTGGTATGACAGCTATAAATCAAGCAGCATATAAAAAACTAAGTGAAGAAGATAAAAAAGAAAATAATTATTTAGTTGTTCCTTCAAAAGGTAATATTTATTTTGTATTGAATCAATACAAAACTGCGAAGAAATACAAAGAATTAGATTTACCTATTGAAGACAAAGATTTAAGAAAAATTTTAAGGTATTATCTCAAGATGAATGGTATGGGCATACTATTTAAGACTTCAACGGGTAAACCTCTTACTAGGACTGAATTAAGTAAGGTATTACTTAAGTATTCAAAAAAGTATATGGATAAATCAATTAGTACAACCCTTTTAAGAAAAATTTATTTGTCATCAAAGTATGGTAACATGAAAGAAGAATTAGAGAAAGATAATAAGGTAATGGGTCATAGTAAGGCAGTAGCCTTAGATACTTATGTTAAGAAGGCTCAAGAATAAACGAAGTATGCTTTGCTAATTATTTATTTTAATCTTTCATCATCTAAAATATCTTTATTATCCATGATAAATTTAATGACTTTTTCTCTCATTTCTTTATCTTTTTGAGATTTAGATTTCTTTGCTTTCTTGGGTGGTGCTTCGGGCATATCAACCTTTTTAGGCATTTTTTTAGTTTTTTGTTTAAATGTAGCTACAAGTTTTTTATTCTTATGATCTAACTTGTAACCAGCCTTTTGTATTTCAACAATTAATTCATCTCTAGTTTTACCTTTTGGGTCAATACCCATAGTTTCATCATATTTTTTAATCAATCGTTTTAATTCGGGTAATTTCATTTCACCTTCGGGTATTTTCATTTTAGGAGGCATCTTTATAAGTATATACAATAAAAAAATTATCTCAAATAAATTATAAAATGTTAATTGATAAATCTCACTCAAAAAAAGATATAATTATATTGTTTAAAAAACATGGTGTAATTATTGATGATAAATTAAGTAAAGGTAATATTATCAAAAATATTGAATCATATATGAAGGATTTTAAATATGATGATAAAATACAAAATGAAACTTCATTAAAAGATTATTTGAAAAATTCATCGCCTAAACAAAGACCAAATACAACACAAAAAAGCGATATAATGTTTAAGGCAAAAAAGATAATTAAATGGGCTAAAAATGATTATATATTCGATGGTGCAACATATATGAATTGTGAAGATCCTTATAATGATATTATGAGTATTTATATGTGGGGGGATTTACCTAGTGTAAGAAGAGCTTGTAGAATGTATAATAATTCACAACATTCAAAGAATCATGTGAATCCAGTTATATCATCTGAAGTTGAAGAAGAATTACAAAACAATAAATTTATTAAACAACAAATAATGTATAAATTAACAATTAAAAGATTCAGTAAAGATAATCCTATTATTCTTGATTTTGATTAAGGGTCAATTTTAGACCCTTGACCTAAAATATGTCAAGAGAGATTGATTCTATATAACCCTTATAATTGTAGTAAGGTCTAAAATTGACCCTAATGCGTTTTTATTCATAAAATTATTTTCTAATTTAAGGTATAATAATGGATTATAAAAAGTTGAATCAAGATTTGAGATTTGGTTTATTGAGTGAAGAAGCAGCACATGAAACTTTAGAAGGTGTATTTGGTAAATTAAATAAATCAAAGGATAATCCTCAGATGGGTGATTTTTATGAGTTTGATAAATATAATGATAATTACTTTCTTGAGATGAAAACAAGAAAGATAAATCATAATCAATATTGTAGTTTATTCTTTGGTGAGAATAAATATAATGAAGGTAAGAGATTACTAAAAGAAAATCCTAATTTAAGAATCTTTTATTTATGGAAATGTTATGATGGTATTTACGGTTGGGAGCATGGTAGTAGTGAATTTAATGTATGCAAAAGAGGGCGATGGGATAGAGGTAAGAGAGAGATAGATGATTGTATTGATGTAAATTTAAAATATATTAAGCCATTAAATAATCTATTGGATTAATATAAATGGTGGTAACAAATAAACAAAAATTTAATATTAAATATAAACAACCGAAGAATCAAGCTAATGGTAAAGACGATATATCAAGGTTAACTAAAATACCTATGAAAATATTAGATGAAGTTTATGATCGTGGAGTTGGAGCTTATAAGACAAATCCACAAAGTGTAAGACCTAATGTTAAATCTAAAGAACAGTGGGCTATGGCTCGTGTTTACGCTTTTGTGATGAAAGGTAAAACATATAAAACAGCTGATAAAGATTTAGCGGATAAATTAAGGAAAAAAAAAATAAAAGGATATATAAGATGAGTTATAAAATCATTTATGCTGACCCCCCATGGAATTATACAGCAACAAGTAATAAAATACCAAGTAGAAATAAAGATGGGCAACCATATAATGCTATGAGAATGATTGATATATATGATTTTAAATTACCGGAAACGGATAAAGATTGTGTATTATTTTTATGGGCGACTGCACCATTATTACCCGAAGCATTATATACAATTAAATCTTGGGGTTTTGATTATAAAACAATTGCTTTTACTTGGATAAAGAAAAATAAAAAATCTACTAATACTAATTTTTGGGGTATGGGATCTTGGACTAGAAGCAATCCCGAATATTGTTTAATAGCAACTAAAGGAAATCCTAAAGCTGTTAGTCATTCAGTACATTCAGTAATAGAATCACCATTAGAAGAACATAGTAAAAAACCCGACATAGTAAGAGATAAGATTGTAGAACTATGTGGTGATGTAAAAAGAATAGAATTATTCGCAAGAAATAAATATGAAGGTTGGGATAGTGAAGGTAATCAATTAAATTAAATTAAATTTCATTTTTTTTTTCTTCATTTATTTAATGATAGAATATAAACAAGGTGATATACATGAAGTTATAAAAACAATAGAAGACAATAGTATAGATTTTATATATACTGATCCACCATTTGCTACAACTAAAGCCTCATGGGATTCATCATTAGATTGGGAGAATTTATTCAAGGATATGTGGAGAGTTTTAAAACCAAAGGGTATAATTGCTTTGCATTCAGCTATGCCGTTTACATATGAATTAATTAAATATGAAAAACCTAAATATCATTATACTTGGTTAAAGAATAATTCAACTGGTTTTTTAACAACTAAATATCAACCATTAAGAAATATAGAAGAGATATTTATTTACTATAAAAAGAATGGAACTTATAACCCACAGATGATAGGTGATAAATTTATAAATAAAAGGAATGTTAAATACGGAGGTCAAAATGGTTATTGGGGTGAAGATGGTATTAATAAAAAAAATGAGTATATCGAAAGTGAAGGGCATAAAGGTAAATACCCGACAACACTATTAGAATATCCTATAAGAAAAGGTCAAGGTAATGGTATTACTAGATGTGATGATATGATTGATTATTTTATTAAAACTTATAGTAATGAAGAAGATACAATATTAGATATGACGGCTCACAATAATATAGTAGGTAAAAGATGTGAATTATTAAAAAGAAATTATATAGGTGTCG